ATTGGACAGTTCATCCAGAAAGAAATCAACGATGGAGAGATGAACAAACCCGATTATTGGGTGAAAAGGGTGCTGCACAAGAATGCGATACTGATTTTATATCATCGGGTTATACTGTTGTAGATGGTAGTGTATTGGAGTGGTATAAAGAAACTTACATTACCGACCCCGTTGAAAAGCGTGGTTTTGATGCAAATTATTGGATATGGGATTATCCAAACTATGAAAAGAATTATATTGTTGTAGCTGATGTTGCTAGGGGTGATGGAGCAGACTATTCTGCTTTTCATGTTATTGATGTAGAACGAATTGAACAGGTGGCAGAGTATAGGGGTAAGATAGAAACAAAACAATATGGGGCTTTTCTAACATCAGTTGCAACTGAATGGAACAATGCTCTTCTCGTAATTGAAAACGCAAATATTGGGTGGGCAGTTATTCAGGAGGCAATTGACCGTAATTATCAAAACCTTTATTATTCATATAGAGAACTGGGTTATATTGATGAGGATATTCATTTAAGGCGTGGTTGGGATTTAAAACAAAAAGAGGATATGGTACCAGGGTTTTCAATAACACAAAAAACCCGTCCATTGATTGTATCAAAATTAGATACTTATATGAGAGAGAAATCACCTATAATTCGCTCTAAAAGGTTATTGGATGAATTGTTTGTGTTTATTTGGAATGGTTCAAGAGCAGAAGCACAAAAGGGTTACAACGATGATTTAGTTATATCATTTTCCACAGGTCTTTGGGTAAGAGATACTGCTCTTAAATTAAGACAGCAAGGAATGGATTTAACCAGATCTGCATTAAGTCATATTACCAAAGTATCTTCAAACCAACCAGGAGTATTTTCAAGCAGAAATCAAACACAAAACCCATACTCAATGAAAGATATTCGTGGTAACGATGTTGACTTGAGTTGGTTATTATAAAAAATTTATATTTATATTTATGGCAGATAAATCACTATTCGGTAGATTGCAAAGATTATTTTCAACGCAAGTTGTAATAAGGAGAATTGGTAAAGGTAAAACTCGTGCAATTGATACTCAAAGATTACAATCACAGGGTAATATAAAAGGAACATCTTACTACGATAGATTTGGTAGATTGCACAGCACCCGCCAAAATTGGGAAACATACAACAATCAATACAACTATTCATCCAATAGATTAGAGTTATATACGGATTATGAAGCAATGGATAAAGATTCAATCATCGCTTCGGTGTTAGATATTTATTCGGATGAATGCACTCTTAAAAATGATATAGGTGATGTTTTACGAATTAATTCTGATGATGAAAATATAAAAAAAATACTACACAACCTTTTTTATGATGTCTTAAACATTGAGTTCAATTTATGGGCATGGATTAGGGGGATGAATAAATATGGTGATTATTATTTAGATTTGGATATAGAAGAGGGTATTGGTATTGTAAACGCATCACCAATATCTGCGTATGAGATTGAAAGGGAAGAGGGTTTTAATCCTGATAATCCATACGAAGTTCGTTTTAAAATGACATCTTTTGGTGGAGGTACAACAGGATTTAATTATCAAAAATCTCAAAATGATTTACAAAATTATATTCCATTCTATAGAATAGCACACTTTAGATTATTTTCAGATACAAACTTTTTACCTTACGGCCGTTCACTTTTAGAACCGGCAAGAAAGACTTGGAAGCAATTAACTCTTATGGAAGATGCGATGTTAATTCATCGTATTATGAGAGCACCTGAAAAAAGGGTATTTAAAATTGATGTTGGTAATATACCACCAAATGAGGTTGACCAACATATTAGAAACATTATTGACCAAATGAAAAAAATCCCATATGTGGACCAAAACACTGGGGATTATAATCTTAAATTCAACATTCAAAATATGTTGGAAGATTATTATTTACCCGTCAGAGGTGGGCAGTCTGGAACTCAGATTGATACTTTAAATGGTATGGAATTTACGGGTATTGAAGATATTAACTACCTAAAAAACCGAATGCAGGCCGCTCTTAAAGTTCCAAAAGCATTTATTGGATATGAAGAGGGTGTAGAGGGTAAAGCAACATTAGCACAGCAAGATATTCGTTTTGCACGGAGTATTGAGAGGGTTCAAAAAATTGTTCTTTCGGAATTAACCAAAATAGCAATTATTCACCTTTACGCACAAGGATATGAAAATGAAGATTTATCAAACTTTTGGTTGGAACTAACCCCACCATCCATTGTTTATCAGCAAGAAAAAGTTGCCTTATGGGTTGAAAATGTTAGATTAGCAACCGATATTAAAACATCAAAATTATTATCACAGGAATGGATATATAAAAATATATTCAATATGTCCGATGATGAATGGAAAGTTGAACAGCAAAGGGTTATTGATGATTTGAAGTTAGGGTTTAGGCAGAATCAAATTGAAAATGAAGGTAATGACCCACTTAAAACAGGCGAATCATTTGGAACACCACATGATATGGCTTCCATGTCTCAGCAACAACCCGCTGAAGAAGGCGGTGGGCAACAATTCCCTGCCGCACCTAATAGTGAAGTAGGACCGGATGGTGGTTCGCCCGAAGGTGGATTTCCTGACGCAGGAGCTCCACAAAAAGGAAGTACTACTGGGACGGATGAAAGTAACTTTGGTAGAAATCCGTTAGGATATGAAAAAAATATATCACCCGAATCAACATATCACAGATTTAGAAAATCACCGTTATCAGTTGAGGGAATGCAATTGAAAGCAAGTTTACAACAATCGAAAATGAAAAGTAAAAAAATGTTAATTGAATCTCTTTCAACGGAAAGTGAAATTAATGAAGTTAGTATGTTAGATGAGAAAAACATACTAAATGATATGGTTTAATCAATTTTAGTATATTTATTAAATGATATATAGGGATAAAAATAAAAATGAACAAACTTAGACATTCAAAATTTAAAAATACAGGTGTTTTGTTTGAATTGCTTGTCAGACAAATTGCATCTGATACATTGAACGAAAAAAACTCACCAGCCCTTTCTATCATTAAAAAACACTTTAAAAACGGAAGTGAACTAAGTAAAGAATTAAAACTATATCAATATTTAGTAAAAGAAAACTTTGATAATTCTTATAAAGCACAAGAGTTTTTAAATATTGTTTTATCCGAAAGAAAAAAATTAAATGAAGGTGTATTGAAGCGTGAGAAATATAACTTAATTAAAACAATTAATGAACGCTTTAACACAAATGATTTTTTCAAATATAGAGTATCCAATTATAAATCTCTTGCATCTATTTACAAATTGTTTGAAAACAACGAAGGGACATCCCCAAAAGAATGGGTTGAATGTAAAAATGTTATATTAGAAAATGTAACAAAAAAACCAAAAACTGAAAAAGCAGTAAACAATCAATATGTAAATGAATCAAAAGATGTAAGATTATTAGCATACAAATTTTTAGTTGATAAGTTTAATGAAAAGTATAAAGTTTTAACTACCGAGCAAAAATTGGTTCTTAGAAATTACATCAATAATGTTGATAATTCTGATAACTTAAAAAGATTTATTTTAAGAGAAAGTGAAAAACTTAAAAAAGAATTTTCTAAAATAAAAATTTCAGATAAAGTTTCTGCTATAAAACTTAAAGAAGTTATCAATTTAATTGATGGATTATCTAATTCTAAAATAGTTTCGGAAAATCAGGCTTTAGGTCTTTTACGATATCATCAACTATTGAACGAATTAAAAGGTATTTAATATGAGTAGATTTCTAATTGAAGAGCTTGATAAACAATTCAAGCAGCTAGAGGAAATAGAAGAGCAGGATGAAAAAGATTCCGAATTAGAAGAACAAAATGTTACCTCTAATTTGGATGGTGGTGCTGGTCCACCACGAACTCCACACGCATTTGCAAAAAGTGAAAAGGATATGGATGATGACCATATTGAGGTGTTGGGATATAAAAAAATAAAAAGCGTAAAAAGAAATTTTTTAGAAAGATGGGAAAAGGGGATTGAAGATACGATTAACGAATTAAATTATCGTCAATATCGAAAAGAAGAAATGGGTTCTCCCCAGCTAAAAATTAATAAAGCGATCAAAGAAATTAATAGAAAAATTTACGAAGTAGAACACTTGGTAAATCAAAATATAAAATTAAAAACCGAAATGGGTGTTTCATCCAACACATATTGGAAAAAGACAAGAAACAATTTTTCCAAAATATCAGAACGATTAAATCGTATTTCATTTAAGATTAAACAATTAGGTGCATAAAAGATGAAACAGCTATTGGTTGATACTATTGTATTTGATGTAAAACCCCAGCAGCTTAAAGAAGCTGCGACGAAGGGTGATGGTAGACTTATCGTAAGTGGTGTTCTACAAAGAGCAAACGAAAAAAATCAAAATGGTAGAGTATATCCCGAAAATATATTAAAGCGCGAGGTTTCAAAATACAAAGATAGGGAAATTAAAGAAAACCGTGCATATGGTGAGTTAGACCATCCTGAATCATCGGTAGTTGAGTTAAAGAATACATCACATATTATTAGAGATGTTTGGTGGGATGGTGCTGATGTAATGG